GAGATGAGTTCCTCTGCTTCGAGGTCGAGTCGATCAGCAAGAGCAAGCGCAGCATCGTGTTCGTCCTTGCCTGTCCGTGAAGCATGACTATCATCGAAGAGGTTACGGATAGTCGGAGGAAACTCCAATATATCGAAGCGACGGAGCGACTTTGCAACGGTCTTCTTAAGCAGGGCAAGCGTCAATATCGGCTCGACACGCTCACGGTTATCATCCGTGAGTCTATCGTAGTAAGCAGACAGACGTTCGTCGAGCGTCTCCTTCTGTAATGGGAGAATACGGAAGAAGAAGAAGAAAGAGAGGTCTATTGGATAGATGGAGTCGAACGCTTCGGTGGTTTTTATCTTGCAACTGTCTATAATCTTGTAATATCGTGATTTTCGCCACAAAGCAGCAGGTGATGCGGTGTTTTCGCTCGTAACCTCGGTAGACATCAAGCGTTGGATGACAGAATCCATCGCATTGTAGTAATTGTCCATATATGCACGCTTCATTCCTTCCACCTCGTACTTATATACGTCGACATGGTTCTTTCGGCGGTTGATACTGTCAAAAATAAGCTGCGACGCCATTGTCATGTTCGCCACAGCAGAGCGTAGGGGTTCTGTGAGTGTTTCATCGGAACTACTGATGATTGCATCAAACACCTCTGCAGTGATGATGGTTTCAACACGCTTGTGAGCGGTAATGCCTGACGAAAGCAGGTCGTTCAGGTCCATATTCGTTTCCACTCCAGGTGCGTACTTACTGAACGAACCAAAATCCTTGAAAATATCTACTAATACATTCTTCATGACTGCTGCTGATTTAGTCTATCTTTCGGTGCGACGTCTTCCTGTCGCTGAGGAACCTCACGATAGAAGCCTATACGATAACCCTGCTTATAGAGTTCAGGGAAGTTCAAGCGAAGAGCGAGATTGAACGGTTCTGCACATATCTCATCCTCTGGGGTAAGCGACATTATATATATAAGGTAGTTATAGTAAGCATCAGAACCTGACTTGCTGATAACACCATCCTTGCTAACTGCTGTGATAGAGGCATCCAAACCTACGCTTGATAGCAAGGCTTCTTCTGCTCGTTTATCGTACGAAATCAAAGATTCGATATATTCCTTATACTTAAGGTCGATAGTTTCGATTCTCCATTGCTGCTCATTACCAGAACTGTCCATGAACGAGATAGAAGAGTAAGCTTTACCTTGATTATCTGCACCACTCAGATAGTCGCCTATCTTACGCAGCTCTAATCGCATATACTCTACAAGCAACGATTCGCGATATTCAGTACCGATATTGATACCGTTATACTTAACCAAGTCTTGCTTCTTAGACGAACGAATCTTATTCTCCTCGCATAGCTTCATTAGCTGATTGCGCTTGCTGGACACCCACGCATTCGGGATGATGATGTGTATCTTCGCTGCAAGGGAATTACGCAAGAAGGAGTTAATGTAGGAGGCGGTTTTATTGCTGCCTTGAATATATGGACGTGCGCCCTGGTGTGTTTCGTTCACACCGTAGAACTCATCGACTGATTTCTCACGGTGGTGTGATACGGCAGCGAATAAATAGTTGTCAACTTCTGACAATGCGAACTTAGGGTATATCTTGTAATTGCCTAATCCGTATGTCCAGCGTCCTACAGCGATGTTGTTGAAGTCGCCATAATTAATCTGATCATAGGCAACATCCTTACGAGTGGTAGCAAGACGGCAGTGCTTATTCTCTAATGGTTCAAGTCCAGCTACTGGCAACATACCAATACGCTTACCACGTGAGAACCGCCACTTAACGAAGTAATCACCGAACCAGTAGTAGTTCTTGATGCAGGTCTTAGCAAACTCCTGTGCAGATGTTTCCATACCACGCTCTTGCCAAGAGTTTAACCATTCATCCCACGCAGGCAGTGCGGTGTGCTCACGTCGTAGCTTACCACCTTCTACTGTTTGCATATAGGCACAAGGTCCGTTACCATACAGCATCTTAATCTCCTTGCTATACAAGCGAGGCAGCAGGCGGTTCTGCTTTATCTCCATCGTTACCTCTTCACACAGTGCGTTGTTCATACCACGCATACATACTTGGTATCCATTCACACTCATCCACTGGTGTTCATGTAGGCAAGTCTGTCTACCCTGTGGCACGAGTAGCCCTGGGCTTGTCGACAGTTCTCTTCCTTCTCCAATCTGAAAGGAGAAGGTATTGCCGTCCATGACGTAGAGACCAGCGTTGCCGTGCAGTTCAATACTATCTGTCATAACCAATTTATCTTATGTAGTTTATATCCATCTTGTGGGAACCCCATGTATCTGATGAGGATACGATAACACATCTTGGGGTTTCCCTCTTGGTCCTCGAAGAGAAAGTAGTTCTCGGAATCGACTTTGAAGCACTCGTCTGGTAGTTGAGTGCGGTACTTGCAATGTTCCTTGACAACCATTTGCTCGCCTGCCATACCCTGTGAGCGAGCGTAAGGGAAGAAGCAGATAGTGAAGTCACCTTGTGGAACTCTGCTTATCTCTCTTGCCCATTGCATCGCATCGATGCCGTTCAATTCAATTGTCTTCTCCATTACTTGCGAAATTACTGAAAATCGCTGTGGGAACAAAGGACGATTTTTACCCCTCCCTGTCATATTTCCCAACTTTTGGAATGTTGCACCTCTTTTCCTCGATTCAGCGGTGCGTGGTTACCGCCGTCGTTTATTTTTTTTGTTTTTTGATTTTTAGAACGCAATCCGTTGAAACACAGCAAAGTAAGATTTTCACCGATGTAAAACAGCCCTCATTATTGCCTATTTTCAAGTACGTTTTGTTTTCGTTTTAACCCATTATTAGGCGTTAAATGGTGAGATTTTCGGGCAAATCATCGGGATAACTGCTTAGTTCCTTCTTGATTAGGTCGGAATAAAGACCGTATAAAAGGTAAATCATCGCACTTGGAAGCTGCGTTGTTAGTCCTGGTCGTCGTTTCAGTTCCTCCTTCTTCTCTGAAGCTTTGTCGAGTTCTATTTTGCCGTTGGTTTTCTTCAACGGACTAATCAAAATTGCACTGCAAAGGTTAGGGCATTCGTTTTCATCAATTCGCACCTTCGGAAGCAAAGGAAGTTTCTCACCAAAGAGCAATTGGCAAAGACGGAACTGCTGCCAGTGGTAAATGGTAGGCGCACCCTCATTGTAGAGGATAACTGAAAAGCCGTAACTCTCTAAGGCTGCCTTCATCGTCAATGAGTCAGTAGTTATCTTCTCTAATTCCTCACGTGTCTTGTTACCAGCACGGTCGGGGTGAAGGTGTATGACCTTGTTCACTGCATCTGTACCAAAGAAAGAATACACCTGCTGCGCAAGGTTCTGCTGGTCGTCGGGTATGTAAGCCCAAAATTCCTTGATGATGTCAAAGCGACTACCATAGTCTTTTTTCTGTCCGACAATGAGCGACTGAAAGTTACCAGGGTCGTAACCAATATAGAGCGGTTCACGCTTATCGTAGTGGCGAAGATAGCGAGCGGTCAGTGTGAAGTGGTCTTTGAGGTTCAGCTTCAAAATCTGGTCATAGATATAGCTATCCTTGAACTGGTGTCGCTCGTGGTCGTAGGTGGTAAAGAACTTGTTAGTCACCTCTTTGTGACGAATAGCACAGATCGCGGTCAAGAACTCATCCATATCCAGCGTGTCAAGTTGTGTCTTGAAGAATTTAGGACCCAAGATGTCCTTGTTGCAGAATGATGAAGAACGAATATAGTAGATTGCGTTCCTTCGCATATCCGCTAAGCGTGGTTTCCATCGGGCAACAAAAGCGTTAAGGCGTTCATTTTCCAGTCTTATCTTCTCCATTGTGACAGGGTTCTTCGTATTGCGCAAATCTTGCTGAAGCATAAACTGCTTATAGAGCGACTGATTGATAGCGAGCGACACACTGGCTATCTCCTCGATGAGCTGTCGGTCCATCTTATTTTCGTATTCTTCGAACCAATCGTCCTCACCAAGGTCGACACGTGCCGTATCACTCACACCTGTCACACCCTCATAGTAAGCAGAGCGACGGATGTCAGCTGAACCACCACGGAGGGAAGGGAAGAGGCGTGACTTGAGTTTCTCACCGCTGTTGTGCTTCATCTCCTCGACGAAAGCGTGCACAGCATTACGACCAGCGACACTCTCAGGCTGATCAGAAGATACCAACTGGAGGTGTGCACCATTGCGGAAGATGACCGAGTGCTTAGCGTAGGCAATAGGGTAGCGTGGTCGACGGAAGTGCGAAGGTAGCTTTGCTTCGCCCACCACATAGTCAATGCCATACTCCAACATTGCTCGCTGCTTACCATTCACGATGACAGGACGAGAGAACGAAGCCTGAATATTAGGCCAGACATTCGTCATTAGTGCAACATAAGTCTTATGCACAAGGAACGAGAGTTCACCAGGCATATCATTCGTTACACGGATAAGACGTGGAACGATAACGCCCTCCGTCTTACCAGTAGCACGAGCCCACTCTGCATAGAGCATATTCGGGTCGATGATGTTTGCTAACAGCTGCACACGATTCATATAGTAATGCTCGAAGTCTGCTGTAGGCTGTTCGTTATTTATTATTTCATCAGTCATTTGGAATCTCCTCCACTATTTCAGCATCTTGAATATCAGCATCACGCAGCAGCCGCTTCTTTTCCTTCTGCTCGATAGGCAGCGAGTCGATAAGCGTAACATAAAAACCTTGATTGTGTTTCGCAGCAATCTCCTTGAGGTTCTTCTTCGAGAAGCCAAGTTCCTCGGGGGTTAGCTCAGGAGAAATTAAGAAGAGAACTCCTAAGTCCCTGTCTGCCTCTGCTATCTCTGAAGACCTACGACGGCATTCCAACGCTGCGTCATAACAGGCTTTCATTCCTTTATAGTCGCGGTTGAGAGCACATAGTTTGGCAAGATCCTCATACTTGTTGGCAAAATTGCTCTCCCAAACCTTGATGGGGACATTGCAGTCAACTTGGAAATAGTTGATTGCCTGATAAATCCTCGCCATGCAAGTACGCTCTTCTATTTTGATATGCTGCTCCGCATTGATACGCAGCCTCAGTTTTTTGGCAGCCCTTGTAATATTGCGCTCGTATTCGAAAATCTCTGCAGACCACTGCAACTGTTGCAAGAACAGTTTGATGTCCTGGGGAATGCCCTCACAGTCCCCATTCGTCAAGAATGCGGATATAAGGTCAGGGTGTATGGAGTCTAACTTCTCAATTTCACTTTTCATATTCCAAAGAGTTTCATACGCAGGTCTTTTTCGGTACGCTCATTCTTACGTTCCTCAAGCAAGGTAATGGAGTCGTTGTCTCCTTTCTCCGCTTTCTTGGCAAGCTCTGCGTCAATGTTATATTCGCCAAGCGCAAGCCCTTGTTGGTATGCCTCGCAATACACATCACCAGGCATAGCTATACGATACAGCAAGGCTATACGCTTAGTTGTTTTCAGACCGAGCAACTTACAAATACGTTCGGGGGTGTAATTTAAGGCTCCGAACGTTCTTACTTGATTTACATACTCGTCTGATAACTCATTCAAGATTAATTGTGACATAGGATAATCTTTTCAGTTTCAGTGGCAGACAGGACTGTACCGCCCCGCTCCAATAATATAGGTTGTTGTGGAAACATCGCCATGAATCGGTGTACCGTGGCTGCAACATATTTTGGGTCTATCTCCATTCCATATCCGATGCGGTCAGTTTGCTGGCACGCCATAATTGTAGAGCCGGAACCAGAGAACAAATCCACGACAATATCGCCGTTTTTTGTACTGTTGGTTATAGGATACGCCATCAGTGCTATAGGTTTCATAGTCGGATGGATTCTGTTGGCTTTTGGCTTATCGAAATTCCAAATTGTAGTCTGCTTTCTGTCGGAGTTCCAAAAGTGAGCAGCCCCTGGTTTCCAACCATACAAGCACGGTTCGTGCTGCCATTGGTAATCCTGACGTCCCATCACAAGGGAATCCTTTACCCAAATACAGCATTGCGCAATCTTGAATCCTGCTTCTCGAATGGCTCTACGGAAGTTCTCGCCTTCAGAGTCCGCATGGAATACATAGAAAGAACCTCCTGCTTTGACAATGGAAAACATCACGTTGAATACAGACTGCAAGAAGCGGAGGAACAAATCATTCTCCATTGAGTCGTTCTGAATGGTAAGTTTACTATCTCCGCCACCTTCATAATTTACATTATAAGGAGGGTCTGTGAGAATCATATCAGCAACTCGTCCCTTCATTAACGCTACGATATCACTTTTAGACCTACAATCTCCGCACATTAATCTGTTATTCCCAAGTCTAAAAATATCGCCAGGGCGAGCAAACACATCATTATCCTCTTGTGGAATCGTGTCAACAACATCCTCTTGAATATCAGTTGTATCATTCTCCGAAGCAAAAAGTTTTTCTGTACCGATAGAAAAGTCGTTATGTTTTACTTCGTAGCCAAGATTGAACTTAGCAAGATCATCACCACTGATATTATACTTAGTGAATAGGAGGGTGTCTGGGTTCTTATGAGCGAACTCTGAATTATAAGCTGCAATTTCTTCTACAGCTTCTTTCTTATTAGAAGCTTGGATCTCTTCGTAGGGAATCTCTGGAATCTTGAAACCATAGGAGCGAAGTTCAAGAAGAGCCTTTCTTCTTTGGTGTGCATCAATAATCCATAGCTTACCTTCTGGGTCTTTCCATACCTTGAATGAATACTTGAAGCCACGAGTGATGATGAGCATCTGAAGCTTCGATAATTTGTCTGCATCAGGCTTTTTGAAGTCTTCCTGAAGTTCGATAAAAGAGTCCAGCGGGGCAGTTGGTAAACCGCCCAAATTAAAAACTTTTATACTATTTTCCATTGTAATTATTTATTTTGTTGTTCAAGAACCATTCTGAAAAGTCGCTCTTTCTCTTGGTACTTTTCGAGGTTCCGCTTATCAGCCTCTCTTTTCTCTTTACGATCCTTGCGCTTTACGAATGACTTATAACGCTTGATGTTGTCGAGAACGTTCTTGTGCTGGCGGAGGAACTCAGCTGGATCAGTGCGGAGCAACTTAATGAGCTGGGCAATCTCTGAGCGTCCGAAGAGTATCGGGTGCTTGCAGAGGAACTTGCCTGTGTCGTTGAAAGATTGCAGCTCGGCAAATGCTTGAAGATTGCGGATGCGCAGTTCTGCCATTTCTGCTACGGCTTGTGCGGTTGGCTTTGTCTCCAGCAATTCGTCGAGCTGCTTCATCTTTCGCCAAGTGTTGATGCGGTCGTTATAGATGACGGTTGCCATCTGCACGTCAGCATCAGCAAGGTTTTCCCAGTCTATTTTCGGGTACTCTTCTTCTTTTTTTTTGGAGCTGCTTTCGCCTTCTCCTTCTTAGAAGAAGCATCGTCCTTATCCTCTGAAGGCGCAGTAGGTTCCTCTGATGATTGGTCTGTGGCCTCGTTATCTTCAGACCCCTCTTCAGATGCCTCATCGCCACCCTCTCCTTCCGATGGGTTCTCGTTGCCTTCGCCACCGTCAGCGTCAGGGCTTTCATCTCCATTGCTATTGAGTGTTTCAGGATTCTCGTTGCCATCTTCAGAAGAGTTATTGGCGTTGTCATTATCATTATCCTCGTCGGCTGCTTTGGCTGCAAACTCACGTCGATTACGTACGATTTCATCATGTTCGCAATGGTCGAGAAGAAGGAAGAGTATCTCTTCGTGATTCTTCTCTGGTGAGAGGTCGAATCGTGTGAAATCGGTAAGGTGAGGTGCTTTCTCGTGCAGCAGTGCAAGGTCGGCTTCCACAACTGTAGGGCTTACCAACTTATGGAAGTGCGTTAATTTCTCTTTTGCGCTATACATATTGTTAAAGTAATATAGTTAAAAACTCCCCTCCCCCGTCCGGGGGGGGGGGGGGGGTAGGGCTCTGGTTCTGGAAACTTGACCAACG